GCAGGGCTTTACCGTTGACGGTGCTGCCTTCAAGGTGCGCATTGATGCCGGGGTGGCGCCGCTTGACTGGCGAGGCATGGTTAAAGCCACCAAAAAATAATGACCGTCATCTGACGGTTTTTTTTACGGAGCGGCGCGTGCTGCTCCTTTTTATTTCTGGAGAAAAAAATGGCGAAAAATTATCAGCAGGACGGCAACACCCTGGATTTTCAGAATACCGGTGCGACTGATATTCATTCTGGGGACGCCGTGCTTTCTGGCTTGCTGGTGGGCGTCGCTCACGATGACATCCCTGCAGGGCTGTGGGGCGTGCTGCACACCACGGGCGTATTCGTTCTGCCAAAAGCGGCGGAGGAGGTCACTGTTGGTCAGAAGCTCTATCTGGCAGACGGCAAACTGACCGCGGAAGCGGGTGAGTCGGCGACTCCGAACCCTCTGGCGGGTACTGCCTGGGCTGCGGCTGCGGCGGACGTCGATGCTGTTCCGATCCGGCTGGGATACTGATGAACCGCTTTCGTGCCCGGCTGGCTCGTGCGGATGCCCGGATCTCCCGGGCTTTTTCCGAGGCACTGCCCGCCGTACTGACCATCGACGCTGAGGTGCGGCCTGTTACCGTGATTTTCGAGACGCCCGATGCCCCGGTTGACGTGCCCGGCGGTGGGCAAATTCAGGATCGCTCTCCGGCCTTCAGCGCGATGACCGCCGATATCGCGGGGCTTGAGAAGCACCACGGCGTGGAAATCAACGGCACGGCTTATCGTGTGACGCATGTCGGGGCTAATGAAGAAGGCCGCACCCGCGTCACGCTGGCGTATGGCGCACCGGGTAAGGTGCAGCCGGACATCAATAAGTGGAGCTGATATGGCGCGTGACTCCAGATTGCGGCGGGATTTACCTGTCGATATCGATGTGGATGCCATCTGGCGGATAGCTGAGCACATTGGTGCCACCCATAAGCAGTTTCGGGCAGCGTATTCCCGCGCTCTGAAACGTACCGCCGCTACCCTGCGTAAAAAAGCGATGGCAGACCTGAAGGACGGGCTGGCCCCCCGCAGCCTGGACCTTGTTCGTCGACGCCTGCTTTCCTTTCGCCTTGATCGCGCATCTCAGTCAAAACTGGATAACTTTCGTCTCTGGTTCGGCCTGAATGCCATCAAGGTCAAAGATCTTAAAGGTCGGATTAATGGGCGGGTGCGGCCTCGCCATTCCCGACGTGAAAAATCCACCGGACGGTTTATCAAGGCGCGACGCCAGGCGGACAATGCCGGGTTTATGCCAAAGGGCAGCGTGCTTACCCCGCGCACATTTGATAATGGGGAAGTGGCACGATCCCGTCGTGAGAACAGGCGAACGGTGGTTATTCGCGATCCTGACACGCGCCGCACCCGCGAGGCGGAAGTTGATATTTATGAGCCGATGCTGAACTACATCGAAGATAACGCCTTTGCGGAGGCGATGGAGATTTTCATGCATCACTTTGAAACCGATCTGCGCGGGCGCGTGAAAGCCCGTATTTCTGTCTGAGGTGAACCATGGCTGAGCCATTACTGCTGGGCCAGTATCACGATGCCGTCACCGGCGCGCTGAAAAAAATTGACTGGGTGCGCGACGCCGATGCCTATCCGGAAAAAAACGTGCCTCGATTTACCGGACTGACCACACCTGCGGTGTATTTCTCCATTAACAGCTGGGAGCAGGGCGGAGGCAACGAGGGGCAGCTCAACGTAAATCTCTCCTGCGATTTATCCGTTGTCGTGGATGCGGCAGGCGTGGGCATCAGCAGGCCGGAAATTTTTCTTCGAACGGCGGCAGCCGATATCACTCAGTGGATTGACGGCCAGCAGTTCGGCCTGACGCATCTGGAGCCCGCCATTTTTATCGATGCGGCACGCGATGAGTTCGATCCTCGCATGGATGACTATCTGGTCTGGAGAATTTCCTTCACCCAGTCTGCCGCCTTTGGCGCCGATCCGTTTGCACAGCTGAATGCCCCGCTGAAATCGGCATGGCTTGGCAAGGCGCCGGATATCGGTCGCGCGCACGTAGACGATTACCAGCTGATTTACGAGGCCAAACCCGATGAGTGATATTGAGGGCGATTTGCAGCGCCGCCTGGCGAATATCGTCCGGCGTGGTGTTATTCATTCCGTAAAGCACGACGGTATCCCGAAATGCCGGGTGGACCTTGGCGACATCACCACCACCTGGCTGCCGCTCTGCCAGGGCTTTTCAGGTACGAACCGGGCAGACTCGAATCCTTATGCGGTGGGCGATGCGGTCACGGTGCTGTCGGAGGCGGGCGAGCTGAATAATGGCCGGGTGTTTCCCGGCTGGAATACCGGCGGACTGCCGGTACCGGAGGGTAGCGACAGCGAACATATTACCCGGTACGGCGACGGTACCGAGATCCGATATGACCGTGCCGCGCATGCACTGACCATCACCCTGGCGGAGGGCGGAAGATACAAAATCATCGGTAAGGGTACGCTGGACGGCCCTGTGGAAATCACCGACACCCTGACTGTTCAGGGGAAAACGCAGATAAATTCCGACACGAGCGTGGCCGGAAATATCGGGGCGACACAGGAGATCTCGGACGGTACCGGAAAAATGAGCGGGATCCGCGAAACCTATAACCGGCATGACCACAAAGAAAATAGTGACGGTGGCGGAACCACA